CATGGTAATTTTAACATGTCGTTAAAATCATTTATATTCTCTGATTCAAAATATTTTTTTAAGTTTTGTAATGCCATTTTTTATCTTTTAAATCTTATGATGCCCATCAATTGATTGATAGCAGCAAAAGTTCCTGTTAATTTCATTGTTTTCCCCTTGTATCTAAATACGATACCTTCGGTTGGTATAATAGACTCTACTCCACCAATTCTTTCTAATCTTTCAAGTTCTGAAACTACTTTAGCTATTTGTTGCTCTGTTCCAGTCTTTTTAATAGCTTCGCTTTCTTTTTTAATTTGTGCATGTAATCTTTGCATTTCAGCAGAAGGATTAGCGGCTACAAAATTAGAAGCGTTCTTTAAAATAATAGAACCTAATTCTAGAAATAAATCTTCAAATGGTCTAATATTTTGTTTGTATAATTTACCAGAATTTTTATCAAAGGCTTTAATTTTATCTGCAGCTTCTTTACTACCAACTTCTTTTGCTAAACTTCTAAAATTAAGAGTTTTCTTATCATCATATGCCCATCTTAAGAACATACCTTCTTTAATATTGGGGTCTGTATCTGGGAAATTTTCATCGATAGTTTCTCTCCACCATGTTTCATGATATTTCATTACAGGGTCACTACCTGCTAAGTTATACTTGGATTGTAAAGCGTCAATCTTTTTTAAGAATTTTTGTTTATTAGCTTCAAAATCGACATCTTTAGCTAATTTAATTACTTGAGGTGGAATTACAGTAAATACTCTACCAATATGTGCGTTTGCTTTTTCAAGTGCATTTACTATTGATTTAGCTGGATTACCATCTTCTCCTATGATATTACCTTCACCATCTGTTATTTTCATATTGTGAAATTGAATCAGGTCTCTATCATAGTGTATTACGTTAGGATTTTTAGAATATATTAATTCCATGTTCATCCAGTTTTTACCGTTATCAAAAGAGTTTAAATCTTCGCTTTTTAATTTAGGTAAAGTAGATGCCAATTGTTCTGATGCTAGGTCAAATGTTTCTTTTACAGTTGGAGGGTGTTCTTCAAATTTCTTTTTAATACCAGAAAGTGTCATTGGAAATTTAAGTTCTGTTGCGTTTCTAGCAAACATAACCTCACCATTCATATACGTTGCGAAAAGATTTTGACCATCTGTTTTTTCAGTAGCCTCTTCCTCAAAATTTAATTCACCCATTAAACCGTACTCTACGATTTTTCTAAAGTCATCGAAGGTTAAATCTTTTTCATCAAAAGGATGAGACATATGACCAGCAGCACCTCCTTCCATAATCATGTCATAGTTGTGGTTGGGCTGGAATGCCTCATTTAAAAATTCTGTAAAATTAGTGTATATCTTCATAAGAAGTTGTTGGTTTTTATTATCCTAAAGATGATTGTAATGCCCCTACCATAGCGCCATAATCACCATCGTGTTTTGAAATTAAACCATCTACAACTTCCTGTGCTTTAGCTTCATCAAAATCATCGCCGAATGCTTTTTGTAAAACTGAAAATGCATATTCTTTAAAATCTTCTGCAGATTTAACTTCTGCTTCGTTAGCTACTGATTCAGATAATGAATTTCTTAAACCACAATATTCACATTCTACAGTTCCGTCTTTGTCAATTTCTTTGTATGCATGTCCTTTTTTATTTGAACATTTTGGGTGTGATTCAGTAACTACAGTAGTTTCATCAACTCTAACTCCAGAAATTTCATCAGTGATTTGATTTGTTTCCATTATACCAATAGCGGTGCTACCTACTTCTCTATCACCTTTATCTACATATTTTTTATTGATAATTCCAAATTTAAAACCATCAATTTCTACTTGATACATTGGCATCATAGTGTCACTGTAAAAATATCTACCTTTATAGCCACCTCTGTCTAATTCTTTGCCTATTGCAAAGAAATCTCTAGCATTACCAACTAAATCAGCTAAATTATCTAAGTGAGTTCCAGCGTCGTCTTTTTCATTAACTTCTTCTGTTTCTAATGATTCGTTAGCCATATTAAATGCATTTAATAATGCTTGGCCCATTGCCTCTTCTTTAATGCTTTGTAAATAAAGTGCTGTTCCTTCAACGATACCAATGCCTGACCATCCAGCCGCATTTGCAATATCACTATAGTATTTGTCTAAAATTCTTTTAGTTGTCGTTGCACCTATTTTTAAGAAATGATTACCTAAACCTGGTACTTTTAATTCAAATGAGCCGATAGTACCTTTAATGTTTTTACCGATAACTCTTTCTCTGTGGAAGTTGGCATCTCCCATAGCCTCTTCAAAAAGATATCTAATACATCCTAAGACGCCTGCTTTATCCATTGCACCAAAGTCAGTTAGTTTTTTACCGAATAAATTTCTATAAACTGTTTCTACTTTTTTAGCATCTCTTTTATATTGTACTGCGATAGCTTCTGTAATTAAACCTTCAAATGCAGGTACTAAACCTGTTTCTCCATAAACATCTGCCATGTACCATTTGCCATCTCTTTCGTCATATAGATACACATATTCTGCACCGCCGTCATAACTTGCAGTTTTAATATATGTTTCAATATTTTTAGCGTCGCCTTTCATTACTTGTTTGTCACCGTAAAAATTGATTTTGTTAGGGTCAGCCTCTAGGCCAGATCCGCCACCGTTTCTTAATAATAGATTTACGCTTTTAACGTCTTTGTAACCTTTTTTAATTGTAGGCAACATGTGGTCTGGATAACCATCATAATGCATATAAACTGACTCTATTTTACCTCTTTTGGTAATTTTACCAACTTGAGAACGTGTACCTTCTTCGATAATATCGTCTAGTTCGTTTTCTACAATATAAGATTCTGTAATATTTTCGCCTCTAAGTTTAGAGAAAAATTCTACCTTTTGCTCCTCGGTTAAATCTTGTACCGAAGTAACATTGTATTCTGATAACAGAGACTTAAATGTTTCTGCTGAAGAGTTTCTTTTTGCAGCATTTTCTTCTTGTAATTTGATTTCAGCCGCAGTACGCTTAGCGTTAGCAAATTCGCCGAAAGATTGTAATTTTGCCATTTTAGATAATTTTATTTTTTATTACTATATTATTATATATCTCCTTCAAATTGGACATTTTTAACGTCATATTTAAACTTCTGTTCTCTGTATATCTTTTGTCTTGCCTTGGAGTGTCTAATTAAATAATTATCCCAATCAGGTGAAGACAAATCATCAACAAAATCAATAATATTTACAGAGTCCTTTGATTTATGTTGTCTCAATCCTCTACCAATAGATTGTCTAATTATTACTTCTGATTTAAACGATTCGGTAAAGAAGATGTTATGTATTTTCTTAATCGAGATACCTGTGGAGAACGTACCGTATGATGCAACAATAACCACCTCTTCTCCTGCTTCCATTTTCTTTTTATACTCTTCTCTAATATCTTTGTCGGTCCCTCCATCCACATAATACACTTTCTTATCGCTATCTTGGCGAAGTTTTTCGTAAATCTTTTTACCGTGTTCAATCCTGTGGAAAAGGACAAGACTATTGCCGCGTACTCTGGAAATAATGTTAGTAATGAAGTTGAGACGACCGACTGAGTTAATAACGTAATTTTGTTCAAATTTAAAAACGTCTTTAGATTCATACCTATTTTGTGACATTTCTCTAAAAGCATCTTTAGTTGATTGCGGAGCATAATCCATTTTTATTATTTTTACTTTACATTTTGCAATATGCCCTTCGTTTTGAAGAAAATTAGCCGATATTTCTGTAATTACAGGTCCGGTGTATGCCATTAATGTAAGTCTGTCAAGTGTGCCCGATTTTGGGATAGTTCCAGATAAGCCATAGCGATAATTGGCATTAACGCACTTCTGGAGTATGGTCTTGATTGAGTGTGATTTTGCTTTATGTGTTTCGTCAATAATGACAGCGTCGAATTGTTCAAAATATGCTTTTTCTTTTTTAACTAAAGATTGGTAAGTACCTATAACAACATTTCTGCCTGCCCTAATTTTTTGACCACTATAAATTTGTTGTACTTTAATATCAACTGCATTTCTATAATTGTAATCTAAAAAATCTTCACTTGCCTGTACAACTAAAGAAACATTAGGTACAATGAATAATATCTTTTCAGCCTTTTGTTTTTCTAAAAGATACGCAACTGTTAAAAATGAAATAAGTGTTTTACCAGCTGATGTTGCTAATTCGCTTAAACATCTTTTAAATTTAAGAATATTAAAAGCTGCTTCTATTTGATAATCTCTGGGCGTAATTTCTGATTTATCAAAGAAGTCAAGTGCCCATTTTGTAAATACTTCTTGATTTATATTTTTATCGAATATTTCGGTGATGTTGTTTAAATTCAATTCATAACCATACTCTTTACAGATTGTCATGACTTCTCTCCATAAACCTGCAGGAATCCACTTATCATCTTTAATATATGATATGTAGCCGTCCCATAAACCCTTCTTCACCAATGGGTTAAAGCGCCAAGACTCAATTCTCCTATTAAGAGAAATATTTAGCTGCTCTAACTCCATTTCAGTTGCTGAATCTATTCGTAGCAACTGTTTATTTTCTGTCAAACTAAGCTCCATATTTTAGAGCATTTTTATTTACCGTTATAGGTCTTTTAATGCTAACCTATTTCGGATGGCAAATCCCATATTATCTAGGGTTTTTACCGATTCCCTTAGAAAGTCTATTTGATTTTCTAAATGAGAAAGAATCATGTTATCGTCAGCTAAATCTGTTTCGATAAACCTTTCTTTTTGTTTCTCTCCTAGCTTATAGTCATATTCATAATATTTAATATAAGCTGTTCTATATCTAGTCGCTACTTTTGATTTTTGTTCTTTAACCTTCATATTTAAATATGCCATTTGATCGACAAGCGTTTGTCTTGAAGAAAGAACGTCTGCAATAACTACTTCTAATCCATTTAATTTTCTAAGATTTTGGGCTAGTTGTTTGATGTTATTTGACCATTCGTTTCTTTGTGCACTTAATTTTTGGTCTAAAGCTAATATATTTTCTTTTGCGCTCATTAAAATAGTGATTTCTTATTGTTATTGTTTTTGATAAATTTAGATATTTTTTGACTCTTTTTAAATTTAGGTTTAGTAAACTTAATATCTGGTGATTCAACACTAGTTTCTATTGGCTTGAAATCTATCATTAATTTCATACCCTTAAAACGTGAGCCATCTTTATAGAAATCGTCTAAACTATCTTCTACCATAACATTAATATCTTCTATACGTACCATAAATCTAATTGACTTGAAGTGAAATAATCATTAATCTTTTTATGAGCATTTGATTTTAACTCATAACATTTCAATATCAAGTCATTTAAATCTTTGATATTATATTTATCTAAATTGTTTTCCTTAAGAAATTTAGACCACATAAAAACTGACCTCCCTTTCTTAAGTTTTTCTGCCATCTTCTTTTTACCAGTAATATCATTATCGAACATATATCTAACTGTCGGTATTTGATCGAAATCTTCTGTTGACCTGCCGGCAGTTGCCAAAGCCAAAGAATTTTGCATAAACTTTGCATCTAATGGACCTTCAAATATTGTAAGAGGCCTTTGAAAATTAACTTGCATAATTCCAAAAAGAGTAGAGACTTTTGTTAAAGCCGATAATTGTTCGGGAGTCATCTCTAACGGACTTCCCATTTCTTCGTAGAGTTTAGGTAAATCATAAGTTAAATATCTTTGACCATATCCTTTCATTCTACGTGTTTGTGCACCGATAATTTTATTATCAGCACCAAAGTTTAAAATCCAAAGACGATGTTCTTTGTCTGAATAAAGAAATTCTTCAGTTCTATTATGAAGCAATCTATCTTTGAGCTGAAACCAAATCCAATCACCAGGTTCTATAACTTTAGCTTTAAACTTAGCCTTAAATGTTTCTAAATCAATAGCTAGTTCTTGAACTTTACTTAAGGCTTCATGTTTAAGTACTGATTCAGGATTTACTTGTATTTTGTTTTGTTTAATATAATCAATAACCGTAAAAGTATCATCGGTATTGTTCATCTTTACTTCGTGGTCCTTTAAGAACGTGTGTAAGTTTGTATGATGTGAACAGTTGTAACAATGATATTGTAAGGTGTCCCAAAAGATATTACCTCTTTTTTTGGTATCATCTTTACTGGAATCACCACAATAAGGACATGCTAGGGTTATTCGCCCATGCATGTCCTTTAGTGATTGCTTATTAGGATTAGTATGCTGTTGTAAAACTACTTGTTTTAGTGCATATCTAACTTTATCCTTAAGCTCTTCGGTTAGTTGTATATTAGATGTCGAGGTCATTCAAGAAAGAATCTAGATCGTCTTCAGACTTTACACTAGTTGATTCATTGCTTGAAGCTGTCGTCTCGCTAACTGGATTTGAAGCTCTTTGAGGTTCAGCAGTTTTAGTAGCCGCTGCCTTTGGAGCTGCCTTAGGTGTCGAAGTAACTTGAGCAATAGAATCACCTGGGTTCAAATACATTCTCAATACATCATTTACGAATGTTCGAGTGTCTTCGTCCCAAGCTTGGTAATCATAACCCTTTAATGAAGGTGCTGCTTCCAACTCAGCTTTAATCGCTGTCATTGTCTCTTGGTTTCTTTCGGCTGGAGTACCACTCATGTCGATTGGTGACTTGTTAGCTGAGAATTTAGATTTATCATAGTTGTTGTACTCACCTTGTCTAGTAATAATCAACTCAAAGTTTTTACCTTCAAAAAGGTCAAATACTTGTGTTGGCTCACCAAAATCAGGCTTCAATTCAGCGTCGATTTTTTCTTTAATCTTGTAACCAAATTTAAATACTTTGTAAGTGCCTTCTAGATCTGGATTTTGTGGGTCCTTTACGATCTTAATAAGTGCATAATATTGTTGACGTCTTTTCAGTTTTTCAGAAGACTTTCTGTCTACTGCTGAATCTGATTTACGTAACTTCCAAAATACATCTGCAATTGGACACTTCTCACCGATAGTCGATGGAGAGTCTACTAGTTTGCCATCACCACTTGAGTTTGTCAACCAGTGAACATATTTTTGGATTAGTGAATTACGAGGGTTTTCAGGGTTAGGTACAAATCTAATTAATGCTTTGTACGTTCCGTCTTTACCGTCGTCTGCGGTTGGTTTGTAAACTTCGTTTACTGTTGTTTGTTGAGGCTGATGCGTTTCTACGTCTTCTACGCCTAAGTTAAAAATGTCAAAATCTGCCATAATTCCTTTAAATTGTTTAATAAATGTTTAATACTTAAAAATGACTTTAATGTCCTTTCAGTTCCTTATAGTGTATAAAAAATATTTGTTTCAACTAATATGTAAGATTGCTCCGTTTGGTTCCTTCCATCTATCGTCCTCTAGCTTAATCAGCCCAGATTTGTGGAGTAACTCTTCTTTCTCACTTGTTGTGAGTTGGTTCGCTGCCACCATTTCGTTGAGAATCTTATGTAGACGAAGGTAATCTGCAGTAATCAACATGTCAATTGTACATTTATTTATTATACATATTATATATCTTAGTTTTCATTTGTTTCATCCAAGTTTAATTTAAAAAAAAATTTATGAAAAATGAAACAGTTTTTTGGAACTAGCATATAATTAATGTTAGTTAAGCCAGAGGAAAGATTAGGTTGTGGGGTTGGCAACGTATGAAACCAAGAAATATGCATCAACAAGGTCGTCTAGGGGTTTGGGAATCTTTTTCCCTATTTCAAGGTTTTTAACCATTTTATGTAAAGGACTTTGAGCTAAGATCGGGTCTTCGTTCACATTTTTTTGATAAGCCTCAAATAATTGTAACTTATTCATATTTCCTTTACCGGCATATTTCTTAATAGTAGTTGGAGCCACTGTTAAAATGTCTTCAACGTGAAGTTGAGAAATCATCTGTTCTTTAAGGATAGCGGCACCTGCAGCCATATCAATTATATTATTTGTACCCATTTTAGAACCATAAGAAGTTCCTTCGAAAGAAATAATATAATCTTGCTTGGTTTTAGTAACACCGATAATTAAATTAATAATGTCATCTGCCATAGCCATATATCTTCTCACTTTAGCTAACTCATTTTTAGAATAATCTCCAAATGTAGTTTTCCAATCAGGTTGATATAATAATGTCACGTCAGATAATAAGCTGATTTCTTCTTGTAGTTTTTGTTCAGCTTTTGTACCGAGTTTCGGTTTTATGTAACTTATGTAATGATGAGAACCCAATTCTTCACTATAAATGCAAATACCTGGGGAATTTAGGGAAAAATCAACTGATACGTAGTTCATTTAGATTCTTTTACCGAGTGCAGCACCTAACGCAGCGCCAACAAGTCTCGAAGTTAATAAATCATACATGATACCCTTTTGAATACCTAAAACTTTAGCAATTAATTTACCAACTGATTTTCCAAGAGCAAAACCTGTTAAACCACCAATAATAGAACCTAAAAGACCTTCATTAGTTAATTCTTCATTTAATCTGTCAACGTCGAACGTGCCATCCTCATTTTGATATTCAGAAACAAAGGCATCTAAAGCTGATTCAACTTTAGCCTCTAATTCTGGGGTCCATTCTTCTTGAAGACCTTCTGTAATAATCTGAATATCTTTATCAGTTATTTCGTTCTCTACTAAATATGTCTTAAATGTTTTCATATTCTATATATCTTATTCTATTTCTAGTTTTAAATTCAACTTGTTGTAAAAGAAAGTTACTTCAAATGTTGAAAAGTCTGCTACGTTTTCTGCGAAGTTTAAACTTAGTTCATTAATAGAGTTCATAATTGGTTTATCAAATTCCATAAATGCAACTGAAGCTCCTTCGGCATCTAAAATTCTTAAAGTCAATGGGTCTGTGTATGGTCTTTTAGTCGATCTAGCGTAGTAGTATAATAAAGTGTCCATCATAATCCAATAGTTTATGAACCCGTCTAAAAGTTGCATAGTTACTGTAAATTCCCTTTGAATAGTGTTTTGAATAGGTATTGCACCTCTATGATATCTTGTAGTTCCGTCGTTATCCTCTTGTGTGATAGGGTCAAACGAAATGCCAGGAATATTTATGCCTTGAATCGACATATTAATAAAATCTACAGGTTCAGCTAAAAGACCACCAGGAATTCTATTCAAGTAGTTTTTAT